CAGTCATATAAAGTCTAGTAGGGGTAGCAAGAGGTAATACAAACCTTGCACATTCCTTTGCCACACCAGCATCAAGCATCTCTTTATATAATTTCATCCCATCTACAAAATGCTTATGCATCTTTCTATGAAACTCCTGTACAGAAAGAGGATCTAAATCATCAGTAGAATTTTGACGATTCTTTAGATCTTGACGACGTAGTTCTGGAAGAGGAATACTCTCACCCAACAAACTACTATCAGCATATCTTTGAGAGAACTCTTGATAAGTAAAGGATCTATGTCTTAATATCTGTGCTGCTAATCCTCTTGTAGTATTGATTTCTACTGTCATGTGTGCTTGCTCAAAGACAGACCAATGACCATGCTTAATACAATACCCTAGAAGTCCAGCAAACTTTTCATTGTCCTGATTCTTTGGATTAGAAACTCTAGCAACATATGCCATTGTTTTCTCCGCATCAGGAGTAACACTAATTAACTTTACTTCTTCAGTCATTGATAATATCCTGGATTGTAATCTGGTTTTGATTTATTGGTTTGACTCCAATCTTTATAAGGTGGTTCCTCTTCACCAACATAATATGTAAAATGTTCTGTATCAAAATATGATGGTGGCAATGGTTCCACATTATCATATGGACCTGCCAATCTTCTTTTATATTCTCTCTCATCTAACACTTCATTGATAAGGATCTTTAATTCCTTAACCATCTCTGGAGTGTGACATCTTCTTGGTTGAATCAACCAAGGTTTATGTGGTTGTGCCTGTGGTTTCCCTTTATAATTGGGATCGACAGGACCACTCATTCCTTGTGTATCAATCTTATCCATAATTAATCTGCGTAACCATCATCGTCATCATACATTTCATCATAGGTAGTGTCGGGAGAAGAGAATGCTTTAGAATTTTTATAAGAATCTACATCAGAATAAATCTCAGATTCTAATTCCTCCACAATTTCTTTGAGAGCCATGACTAAGACTTTTAATTTTCCTTTGTCCATAATATTCTCTTTCCCAATATTATAATACAAAAAAAGAGGAGGGTCAATAGCCCCTCCTCTTTAACGTATATGCAGAGTAAGATTTAATCAGCTGCAAGGGATTGCCTTACTTCTAACTTTGATACCACGATACATAAGATCATGATTTCTGCGCTGATTGTGCTCATTGATGAGCATCTCACGATACTCCTCGGTGTCGTACTGGACACCACGATATGTGACTTGTGCCATTGGCTTTCTCCTGAAAGTGAGGTGGATTAGACCCCGTTCCTTCAGTCGGCTTTTGCGTCCTCCGAAGAGGATGAACGATTCCGTTCCGAGTCGGCTTACTTGCGTCCCTAATGGGATGAACGATATGTGCATATTAACACATGTATACTATATATGCAAGTAAATGTGTATTTCCTGATACAGTTTATAAATCGTCCACATCTGATATTTGATCTGGACAAAGCATATTTTCTGCTATTTCTTTTGCTTGAGAATTATTCTCACATAATTTATGCATCCATATTCTTTCTTCTAAACTAACTTCACCATCTGTTGAGATCATTCTGCAACAGATATCTGTTAGTTGTAAACGGTAATTAGTACTTAGCATAGTCCATAGAAATAGTCTGTAATTCATTAAAAACATGTTCAATTGCTGCTGGTAAAATAGCATACTCCATTCTTTGAATGGCTTTTGTTAATGATTTAACATTATCATGAGGAAGAATGGGAACTTCTTTCTGAAGGATGATTTCCCCTCCATCTAATTCCTCATTCACATAATGCACTGTGCAACCAGTAACATCTTCACCTGCCTCCATTGCTTGTTCTACAGCATGTAAACCTTTGTACTTAGGGAGTAATGAAGGATGTACATTAATGATAGGAGCAGGGAAAGCAGCAGGATTTTTAATCACTCTCATATATCCTGCAAGAACTATAAGATCTACACGATATGCTTTAAAGAGTTTAGACATCTCCTCTTCATTCTTATGAGAAACATAACAATGAGGAATGCCGTATTTTGCTGCTCTCCTTAATGCTCCACAGTCCTTTTTGTTATGGATCATTAACACAACTTCGTCCTTATTACAAGTACGCACAATGTTCTCGAAATTTGTACCATTCCCAGAACACATTACGCCTAATCTCATACTAAATCATCTCCATATTTTTCGATTAGTTTGTCTACAGATGTCTTCTTGCCAGATAGTTTTGCTATCTCATGCATATTGGACTTCTGAACTTTCTTTACCTTTTTATACTCTTTAATCAACTTGTCAATATCATCTTGAGGTAATTCTACTTCTACATCGAAACCTTTTCCCATTATCCCTTCCTCTTTCTCTTCTTTTCAGGTGGTTTATAACCATATTGGCTTGGGTTTACCGTACCATGACCAAAATCAATCTTCTGAACCGAACCTTTACCGTACCTGTCAAAATACATATCAAATACATTTACCATCTTTGAAGATCGAGTAACATCTAAAAATGTCTCTCCTTCTACAATATAAGTTACATTAAAAGCATCAGTAGGAAGTTTCCTATCTACAGATTTTTCTAAAGTTGTTCTCTCCTGTATAATCTCACAAGAATATTCAGATGGATCAAACTTAGGTTCTGGTTTCTTAGGTGGTTCAGCCAATTTCTCCTCCTTATCCACTTTAGTGGTCATGACCTACCACCCCACGTCATTCTTGGGTATGCTTCTTTAACAACATCTAAGGATATCTTATATTTGTCTGTTAATTTTTTATCCTTAGTAAGTATTAGTATTTCTGATTCTCTAGGATGAAGTCCCTCTAATAAATTAATAAACATCATTTCTCTACGAGTTGTAGTAAGTTTATCATTCCCACCTTTCACATAATGATATAGGTTCTGATACTCTCTTCTTAAAGATGTTTTTCCTCTACCATCCAAGTCTTGTCCAGTTGCTGATTCACCTCCCTGTGCCTCTTTAATGAGGTTATCTGATAGAGTGCCAGCAAATGTAGTTTGGGCATTAGTTTCGCCATATGGAACTGGTCCTGGTGGTAATAAACTAATTACTGATTCATCAAAGTTCCATACAAATATCATCTTAACAGATGGATGCTCATACTTTCTAAGAGCTTCTACTTTCTTTGCTTTAGATCTTTGACTAGATGCAGCATCTAATATCTCAAAGACGAAAGGATTTACAGGTAACTCAGGAATCTCTACGACTTTCTTAGTCTTCCTCGTCGTTGTCTTCGTTGGTGTCATAATTGTTTTCAATTCTTAGTGCTAAAATTTCATCAGGAACTAATTGTCCATTGGCATCAAACATCTCTGGATGTGTGTAAACTACTTGAGGAGTAGTTTCATAGGAATGTTGTCTTGCCATCCATCCTATCATACCTCCTACCAATAATGCAAGAAGTGACACAACTGTTGTAAGTGTCAGTGTTACTATGGTCATTTCCATTGGTACTCCTCCCAGAGATTACTTATTTTTTTCTAATGTCCAAATAAAAATGGAAATGAAAAACGATCTCGGTATTCCAGATAGCAATTAATTTCCCAAGTTTTACTTGAAAAGTTTTAGGTTTTTGCTTCCTCCTATTGCGTAGTAACAACTCAAATCCCCTATTAATTTGGGGTTCGTCATTATTTAGAGGTTCTTTTTTTCCTTCCAGGTTTTCTGTCATTAGAGTACCTCACTGCATCTTCTATAATAGAAGCAAGATAGTTCTTTATCTTTCTTGCTTGTGGTTTAGGTATATGTCCATATGCTTCTCTAAGTAATTGATGTTCTCTATCTTTCCCACCCTTAATATACTGCTCCAATTCTAGAACTTCATCTGTAAGTTCTTTTGCAGTAGAACTATTAAGAAAGGAATCAATTTCTGCTTTAGTTGTCTTACGATATTTTAAGAACTCATAGAACTTGAGTTGCATCTTCCCCTCGAAAGCATACTCAATAGCATGTTCGAGCATATCATATACATTTTCAAAATCGTCTTTCATTATACTAACTGCTTCTCCTTTAGATACTGAACTGTTTCTGTACATCCACCAAGATTTGTGGAATCTAAAACAACTTGAGGGAATGTAGATCCCTGTCCAAACTGTCCATAAAATGATTTTCTATCAAAATGTTCACCAAGTTTATAAACTACGTGTTTTAGACCTGCTAACTCTAAAACTTGTACAACTTTTGTACAATAAGGGCATCCTTCACGAGAGTAAACTGTAAAATTCATTTCTTTCTATTAAAAATTTTATTTAGTGTTGTTATCATTTTCTTGAGTCTCTTTTTTCA